CCAACTGGTCCAATCATTAGTGCTACACGCCCATCAGCAACTGATGGCCAAAGCGATGGTAGTGCGTTAGTCAACGGTGACATTTGGATTGATTTGTCAAACATTGACGAATATGGAAAAAATGTTTATGTTTGGAACGGTGAGTCTTTAGTATGGGATTTACAAGATGTAACAGATAGCCATAGTCCAAATGGTTGGGTATTCCAAGATGCACGTTGGGCCGCTAGCGGTGATGCAACTGATCCAGCAAGCATTGAAGATTTATTAGACAGCAATTATCTAGATCCAGATTGTCCAGATCCTGCACTATATCCAAAAGGTACACGTCTATGGAATACTCGTAGATCAGGATTTAATGTTAAAGAATACATGGTAGGATATATCGACATTACAGCCAATGACTATACAAACATTCGGTACGACAATGATGACACAACAAACTACAACCCAGATCGTTGGGTTTCAGTAAGTCCTAATCAAGCAAACGGGTCAGGAACATTTGGCCGACACGCTCAACGTGCTTACGTTGTAGGAAAATTAAAAGCAGAAATTGATACAAATCAAGGCATCCGTGATACAGACACATTAATATTTAATTTATTAGCATGTCCTGGATACACAGAAGTTATTCAAAACTTAATTTCACTTAATACAGATATTGGTCAAACTGCATTTATTGTTGGTGATACACCATTCCGTTTACAACCAACAGGTACAGTACTAAGCAATTGGGGCTATAATATGGCCAATGCCGTAGATAATAGTGACGAAGGCGCAGTTAGCCATGACCCATATATGGCCATGTTCTATCCAAGTGGTTATACAAATGATAATACTGGTAACTTTATTGTTGTTCCACCGAGCCATATGATGTTGCGCACTATTATTAATAGTGATGCTAAATCATATCCATGGTTTGCTCCAGCAGGGACACGCCGTGGTACTGTTGACAATGCTACATCAGTAGGATATGTTGATAGTGAAGGTGAATTCAAAACAGTAAGTTTATACGAAGGACTTCGCGATGTAATGGGTACAGTTAAGATCAATCCTATTGCTACACTACCAGGTGTAGGTATAGTAAACTTTGGTCAATATACTCGTTCTGCTAGTGCTAGTTCATTAGATCGTATTAACGTAGCTAGATTGGTTGCGTATCTACGCAGACAGTTAACTGTGTTATCAAAACCGTTCTTGTTTGAACCAAATGATCAACAGACACGTAATGAAATCAAAGCGGCGGCAGAAAGTCTATTATTAGAATTAGTAGGTCAACGTGCTTTATATGACTTCTTAGTCGTTTGTGACAGTTCAAATAACACACCTGCACGTATTGATCGCAATGAACTTTACATGGATATTGCTATTGAACCAGTTAAAGCGGTTGAATTTATCTATATTCCATTAAGACTATTGAACACAGGTGCTATTAGTTCTGGCCAATTAGGTTCAGGTTTTCCAGGTTCGACTCAATAAGGTAAATACAAAAGGATAAGGAGCATACACATGCCAGTTTCAAGTTTAAGCAGATTTACAGTACCTTTATCAACAGACCAAAGTTCTACAAACCAAGGCTTGTTGATGCCAAAATTAAAGTATCGTTTTCGCGTTACTTTAGATAATTTTGGAGTAGCAGGTACACCAACAACAGAATTAACAAAGCAGGTCATGAACGTTACTCGTCCTGAAGTTAGCTTTGAGGAAATTAAACTACACGTTTATAACTCAACAGTAAAACTAGCAGGAAAACATTCATTTGCAGATGCTAAATTAGTTCTACGTGACGATGTTACAAATGCTGTTACACAGAAGGTCGGCGAACAGTTACAGAAACAATTTGATTTCTTTGAACAAAGTTCTGCGGCTTCTGGCATTGATTACAAATTCACTATGCGAGTTGAATTGTTAGATGGCGGCAATGGTGCATACACTCCGTCAACATTAGAAACATTTGAATTTTATGGTTGCTACCTTAAACAGGCTGTATATCAAGCTGGTGACTATGCTAGTTCAACTGATCCAATGGATATATCATTAACTATTACTTACGACAACGCTATTCAAGTTGGTGCCGGTGGCAATCCAACAGGACTTGGCGGTGCAGTTGGACGTACAGTAAGGTCATTGGCCTTAGGCGGTTAATTTCGCAATACTTAATCAAGCCCGGAATTTCCGGGCTTTTTTATTGGTATAAATAACTGTATGAGTGATGCATTTACTAATTTCCTTGGCGGTGTTGTCGGTGGGGTATTTGGCCCTACAGGAAATCTTCGAGATTATCAACACGCTAATAGACTATATGTACAAAACTCGTATGCCCGTGCTCCTAAGTTTGGATTCTTATATTTTGTTAGTTTTGGAATTAACAAAACCGCAATAAAAAATCAACAATGGTTAAACCGAGGAAGTTCTGATATAGGATTTTTAGTTAAAAAAATTGATCTTCCTAGATTTTCTATAGCCAACGAAATAGTAAATCAATATAACAAAAAAACTGTAATACAAACAGGAATAAAATATAATCCGGTTAATATGGAATTTCACGACGATAACAGTGATCTAACAACTGGTCTTTGGACAAATTATTACAAATATTATTATGCAGATAGTGTCTACGGAGATACAAGTAGCGGCATTAAAACTGCGTTTAATAATAAAGGAAGTACTTCTAAATACGGAATAAAAGATTACTCATATGGTCTTAACAATGGACAATCTGATCCATTTTTTACAGATATTAGCGTTTATGTATTGCATCAACATAGATACACAAAAATAAAATTAATAAACCCTATGGTTACTGAATGGGGGCACGATAGCCTCGATCAAGAAAACGGAGGTAAACTGTTATCTAATAAAATGACAGTAGCTTATGAAGCCGTAACATATTCTTCAGGAAAAATAAAAAAGAATGCCGATGGTGGACAATTTACAGCAGTCCATTATGATAATACACCAAGTCCTCTCAGTATTGGAGGGAATGGATCAAACACACTATTTGGTGCTGGCGGGGTAATTGCTGGAGCAGACAGTGTATTTGAAAGTCTGTCTGAAGGTAATTTTTTAGGTGCCGCTATACAGGGAGCAACCACACTCCGTAATGCAAGAAACATCACAGCCGCAAGTCTTAAAACTGAAGCCTATAGTATTGCTGGAGGAGTATTAGGCAGTATTTCTAGAACAGGAAATCAACCTGGAGGAATCTCCGAAGCGGCAATTACAGGAGTACAGCAGTCGGGACTTGGGGTACTCGGTACAATAGGAGTTAAGTTACTTGGCAATTCAAGTGTAGATCAAAGCACACCTGCAAGACAAGCATTAGTAACACGACGATAATATGAATTCATCTTACACAAATGTACCAATTAATACCAGTAATGTTAATGCCACTGTACAGGCATTTGACGCATATTACTCTAAGCCATTAGAATTAGATGCAGGAGTTTACACTGCAATGACTAGTTTTTTTACCAGCAGAGGATTTGAAAAAATTTCCGCTGATAATATTACTATGGTTATAATGAAACAGTCTAAAATAGATGGTTATAATCCTATGAAAATATTAGACACTCTTCGCGGACTAGATAGTGTAGAGATAAGTGCTCTGGTCAGCGAGATTATAAATTATAACAGATTCAAAACTAGCTTCCTTGGATACGCATTGGCGTTTAATCCAAATCAACAGGTTGTAAGAAATATTCAAGCATGAGTCTCAAATTCAGCCAGGGTGTTTATACGGTTAAAAATCCTGAAAAATACATAGGCAACCACCCCCCACGATATCGCAGTAGTTGGGAATTTACATTTTGTACATTTTGTGATAATAACCCAGCTATAGAACAATGGGCTAGCGAAAACGTTCGCATACCATATCGAGATCCATTAACAGGAAAAAATACCGTCTACATTCCTGATTTTTTTATTGTTTACTCAGATAAGAATCGTAAAAAGCATGTAGAGATTATAGAAATAAAACCTAGCAATCAAACTCTAAAAGAAAAAGTAGGGAAGAATCCCTACAATCAAGCGCAGTATGTTAAAAACATGGCCAAGTGGCAAGTGGCTTCAGAATGGGCTCGTCAACAGGGTATAAAATTTAGGGTATTAAATGAACAAGATATTTTCCACCAGGGTGGTAAAAGTCGGTAAATATTATTATGACAAAACGACTAGAAGAAATTTTGAATCTTCCACCCAGTGAAGAACCTATTATACAGCCTGATCCAGTTACAGATGTTAGACCTCCAGTAATTAGTTTGCAGGATAAGTTAGAAGAATTTGATAAAATTGCCTCAGCACTTCCCCGTGTAAAAGGACTTGGGGATATGGCCGATGCTGAATTAGATGCACTAGCAATTAAAGCAGAGCAGGCTTACGATGATCTAATGGATTTAGGTATGAGTGTCGAAGCTCGGTATGGTGCCCGCATATTTGAAGTAGCAACTAATATGTTAAATGCGGCTATTGTAGCTAAAACTAATAAAATTGACAAAAAATTAAAGATGGTTGATTTACAATTAAAAAAATTGGCTATCGATAAAAGACACGGAAACGATGATAATTCCGTTGAAGGGGAAGGATATATTGTTACAGATCGTAACAGTATCCTAGAAAAACTAAAGAATTTGAATAAATAATACACTATGAAAACATTTCAAGAATACTTACAAGAAAGCATACAGAGCAAGAAATATCCATTTCGTGTGAAAGTAGCTGGTATGTTCACTGCTGAACAAGAAGACAAGTTAAAATCGATGTTAGATCGTTATAAAGTTGATTCATTCAAAAAAGTTGGAACAACTCCTATACAAGAACTGCCATTAGATTTTCCACAAGTTAAAAATTGTGAAGTTAGCATATATGAAGTTACATTAGACTATCCTACAACACAGCAAGAACTTACTGAATACATCAGTATAGGACTAAGTGTAAATAGAAGTCATTTAGCAGTTCGTAGTCCAAACGAACCAACTGAAGAATATCAACATCAAGAACCAAAGCGCGAAGGTGCTTTGTTAGATGACCCAGATTATAAAGAATCTCCAAATGCTCAATTTGAAGATTATTACGGTGACAAATATAACACAGGTTTTATTAAAGAATTAAATGATATATTAAAGTTACAGCGTAAAGCTCGTGGAGAAGAAATCCCCACAGAAGGTGCGGCTAAATTTAATACAGATAGCCCACAAAATAACAAGGCGCCGTCAGCACAGGCTCCCGAAATAAGGAAATAATTATGGAAATGATCAACGTACTAAAGCGCCTAGCTGAACTAGATGCACAAAATCCAAGTATTGTAAAAGAGGACGCTGACATTGCAGAATGCGGCCCAATGGGAATGATGAGCCCTCCACAGCCTCATACTCCAGCAAGTATTAATATGACTGCTAGTAGCGGAGAAGAGTTAAGCGATATGTTAGGTGCTATTATGAAACTAGCTGGTGTAGAACCAGTAGGTCCTCAGCATTTAGGCACTGAAAATGATCCATCAACATTAGTAGCTACTCCTGTAACTGCTGTTGGCCCTGCCGCAACTGCTGGTGATGAAATGCGTTCAGTAATGGACAAAATGAATGCCGCTAGCGACGAAGATGGCGAAGAAGCCAACGACGAAGAAGAGACAGATGAAGGAGAGTATGATAACACTCCTACAGGAATCGATGATATTCCTACAGCTGACAAATCTGCAATGATTGACAAAGGTATGCAAAATCAAGATCCAGCTGGATCCCCTGGTGTAGGCGATCGTAATGATGGCAAACAACCTAAAGCATTTGCTACATTTGAAGAGTCATTAATGTCTGAATATCAAGAGTTTATTGCAGAAGGCAAAGAATGCAAGGTATGTGAAAAGCCAGTCAAAAAATGTACTTGTGATTAAACATAATACATCTTTATCAAATAGGCTCTACGGAGCCTATTTTTTTCATTAAATAGTATTATGGGATCAAAAAACTTAGATGGCAAACTTGTAAAAACAGCTCACGTTGCTCAAAAATTTACTGAGCAAGATATAGAGGATTTACTAAAATGTACAGATCCTGTTAACGGACCGCACCATTTTTTAGATAATTTTTTCTTTATACAACACCCCACTAAGGGAAAATTAAAGTATGAAGCGTTTGATTATCAACGCCGACTTATTGATAGTTACCATCAAAATCGTTTTAATGTAAATCTACTTCCTCGCCAAACTGGTAAAACTACCACGGCGGCAGGATATCTTTTATGGTTTGCTATGTTTGTTCCAGACAGCACTATATTAGTAGCGGCTCATAAGTATACAGGTGCTCAAGAAATTATGAATCGAGTAAGATATGCTTACGAATTATGCCCTAATCATATAAGATGCGGCGTTACTAGTTACAACAAACAAAGTATTGAATTTGACAATGGATCACGGATAGTAGCACAAACAACAACAGAAACAACAGGTCGAGGTATGTCTCTATCTATGTTATATGCTGACGAGTTTGCATTCGTAGAACCAAATATAGCTTCTGAATTCTGGACTTCAATTTCCCCTACGCTGGCCACAGGTGGTAAAGCTATTATTACATCAACTCCTAATAGTGACGAAGATCAATTTGCACAGATATGGCAAGAAGCTAATAAGTTGTTTGATGAACACGGTAATGCTACTCCTGTGGGACGTAACGGATTCTTTCCATTTCGTGCGTATTGGAGTGAACATCCCGACCGAGACGAAGTATGGGCTGATACAGAAAGATCACGTATCGGTGAAGAACGGTTTCGCCGTGAACACGATTGTGAATTTTTAGTATACGATGAAACATTAATTAGCAGTATTAAATTAGCAGATTTACAAGGCGTTGAACCCAGAATGAAAATGGGGCAAGTTCGATGGTATAAAAAAATTGATCCAAAATGCACTTATGTAATAGCCCTTGATCCAAGTTTAGGCACTGGCGGGAACTCAGCAGGAATAGAAATTTTAGAATTACCAAGTTTTGATCAAGTAGGAGAATGGAATCATAATCTTACTCCAGTACAAGGGCAAGTACGAGTGTTAAGAGATATTTGTAAGTATATTTCTGACGAGTGTAATATCTTAGGAATGCAACCTAGCATTTACTATAGTGTAGAAAATAACACAGTTGGAGAGGCTGTATTAGTTGTTATTGAAGAAATGGGTGAAGAAAGTATTCCAGGAATGTTCCTTAGTGAGCCTATTAAAAAGGGGCATGTAAGAAGATTTCGCAGAGGGTTTAATACCACGCACACTAGTAAAATATCCATATGCGCCAAGTTAAAACACCTAATAGAAACTAATCGAATGAAAATTTCTAGCAAACCTTTAATTTCAGAGCTCAAAACCTACGTTGCTAAAGGTGCTAGTTTTGCAGGTAAAACAGGATCTGGGGATGATCTAGTATCTAGTTTGTTGTTGGCAGTACGCATGATTATGCTGTTACAAGACTGGGATCCCGCAATTTATGACAAGATGCGCGAGGACAAATTTGAAGAATACGACATGCCTATGCCCGTATATATAACCTCCTATTAATATAAATATAGAATATGAAACCTATACAAGTAATTTCTCAAGACCTATTTGACAAAGTTCGCAGCCGTTTTAGCAATTTAGAAATGGGCGACGAAACAGGATCTGTAACTATTGATCCCGCTGATGCTCGTTTTTTTGATTTTGACTTTGTGTCAGAAGGCGTTAATCTTGGTCGTGTTAGTATTAGTATTAACGACCTTGGTAGCTTAAAAGTATACTATAGTCAGGGAATTACAGAAAATCAAGACGATCCGGCTAAGAAAGAATGGTTTGGATTTTTGAAAGAAATGCGTATGTTTGCCATGCGCAGACTATTACGCTTTGATACACGAGATATTGCTAAAACAAATCTAGACAAAAATGATTTTCAGCATTTGGCCCAAACACAGGGTCCTAAGGAACCAGAAGATATGACAAATATGAACGAAAGTAAGTGGAGCCAAAAGAGCTCAAAGAAAACCAGTCGTGCTGTTAAAGGTGCAACAGAAGTTATTGTACGACACGCTAAAGCAGTTGACGAAATGTACGCAGGATCACGTTCACAACGCAAAAATATTAAAGCAATTTTTATTCAAAATTCAGACGGTGAAAGATTTAAGTATCCGTTTATTCATCCAGCAGGCGCATTCGCCATGGCACAACACGTAGATCACGGTGGCATTCCACACGATCCAGCAGGCAAAGCAATTATTAAAATGAGTGAAGAAATTGCTCAACTAGGACAATTTCAAAATACAATCCGTAAGGCAACGCTACACGATGACGCAATGGGCATAACAGAGCGAGCCATAGGCCGCCTAAACGAACTCAAGGCAACTATAGAGGCACTTGGTAAGCGTCATCATTATGAAAATTGGATTAACGAATTTACAGAAGATGAATCAATGGACAGCATGGGAGAATTAGATGCAGTCACTATGGAACAATATAAAGAAAAATTTACACAAACTAATTTCCAAGAAGAGTTAGCAGGTTATTTTCCACTACTACATCGCATCATGGGCGAGGCAAATAAAATTGATTTAGAATCATATGTTAATGAAGGTGATACCCCATGTTTGGTCTGCAACGAAGATCCATGCGGATGTGAAATAGGCATGAAGGAAGATGCTTTTGATAAATTTACAGAATGGGCAGAATCAGTAGAGCAGGGTAAACTAACAGCCGATCAAATTACAACTCTAAAACAGGCAATTGCCCAACAAGAACAAGCAGGACAAGTACTACAGTTAGGACCAAACGGTACTACTGCTTGGGATTTTTTCCAAGGTGCTATTAATTCAGATGATGCACAAGGAAGTGCAGGCGCAGAGTTTAGTGACGATCTTAAACATAAATTAGAAGTTGCGGCCCAAGAATTTCCAGACACAGATGCGATGGAAGTATTCCAAAGCTGGGCAAAAGAAGATTATCCAGAACTAGCAGTGGCATTAGGCATCAGTGGAACAGAACCAGAATCTTCTACTCAAGAACCAGAAGCTCCTACTCAAGAACCAGTACCAGCAGAAGAGAATGAAGAAATGGGCGGCAAACCAAATGAATTAATGACTAAAGAAGGAATGGTTAAGGAAGTGGCCAAGATTGTTAAGAGTTTTTACAATCGAGACAATCCAGAAGTAGGTCCATTCCGTGGAACAGAAAATATTGCTCTTGATGTTAAAAAACAAATCTCAGAAAAATTTGGAGAAGAGGCAGGATGCCAAGCAGAAGAAATGGCTTCAATGTTTATGGAAAAATTAAGTCAGGACTGGGCACACCGTCACGGTAATGTAGGTGACGACGGACTAGCACGATTGAAAGAATTACTAGGCAATCTAAAAGGTAAAGTTGAAAGCATTGGTGATAGAGGCAACAGCACCACAGATTTTAATACAAATATTATGTCAGCTGAAGAAGAAACAGAAAAACCAAAACAACCAAATCCACATCCGGTGGGCAGTGATGCTATGAAGGGTAAGGTAATACCAGCATTAGATAAATCAAGAAGTTTCTTTGGTAAAACATTTGAAGAATTAGATACTATTCGTAAATTATCTGGTTTGGCAAAATAATATCAAAATAAAATAAAATTTCTC